GATCTTCGAGCATTACTTCCGCGCATAGGTCGCACGTTGGTACGATGATGTTGTTGTTACGATCATCATATCTGTGTTCACATACTGAACAAATAAACATATTAAAACCTTTTGTGTGTGTGTTATCGGATTGTGCCGGTGAGACTATCAAGCTCACTTCTCATCCGAGCTTCGTTCTTAATTGTTACAACCAGAATATCAATGATTTGTTGCTTGTCGCATTGTTCCATCATTTCGCGGATTGCTTTTTCGTCAACAGTGTATTCGTTGTTGTTGTTGTTGTTGTTGTTGTTATTCATTCTTAAAACCTTAAAAGTGTTGTGTTTGTTATACTATTATTATCGCACATGGGTGTGACACGTTAGGTCACTACTTGGTAGGAATCTCAAAAGAAATATCACATTCGTTTGGGTTGTTGTATAGGCAAGTTACCTTATTGCCATTGATGATTAACTCATCTGCCCAGATAGCAACGTGAAGGATATTATTTGAAACGCCTGCTTTGCGAGCTTTGTTGATGATTTGTTGTTTAGTCATGTTGTTTACCTTAGTAGTGTTGTTTACTTGTTATGTCTTAATTATACTATAGTTATCGGATTTGTCAAGAGCAATCTTTAATAATTCTGAAAGTTTTTTTTATTACTTGCTTGATTGTTGTTGTCTCTTGTATGTCTCCCATTATACATAATTATCGGGATTTGTCAAGACCCAATGCACCCTATTTTAGAATTTTGTGGATTTTTTTTCGTGTTGTCGTAAGTCGTTGGTATCATTGGACTTACGTCGATTGGGCGGGGGTCGGCGCGTCGTAAGTCCTTATGTGCCAAGGGTTTACGTCGCCTAGCGGATTTGTTTGGGTGATACTGAACAGATGTTTAGAACTTTCCAAGAATGTAGGAAAGCCTGTTGGAAACTACCGTTGGGCAGTATCCGGCAGGATCACTGATTCGAGCGATGTGGTATCGCTTTTGAGTACGGGCATTGACTTGACCCTTGCCCATATCAAAGATGGCGAAGGTTTGACCGTTGACGATTTTCGTTTTGATGATCTTGATTTCCATTTTCTTTTTCCTTTTCTTTTCTTCGTTTTCCTAAGTATAGCAGACTTTTCTGATTTGTCACTACTGAACAAATGTTTTTTTCAGCAACTCCAATCTTCGTACACTACTTCGCAGTGTTCGCCACAGCATGGGCAAACTTCGTGGTCGAGTTGCTCACCACTCATCTGCTCGCAGCAGCACTCGGAGAAGGCCAAGATTTCGTTGATCGTGTTTTCCATTTTCGTTTTCCTTTTCTTTCCTTACTTTCTATATCGACATTATACAGACTAGACTTGAGTTTGTCAAGCGTTTTTTTTTGAGATTTTTTGGAATTGGTCATAAGTCGTTGGTATCATTAGACTTACGTCAATTTCACGGGGGGCGAGTCGTCGTAAGTCGTTGGTGTCACTAGACTTAGGTCGGGTGGGGTTTTATTTTCAAAATCGCACCTTTCTCGCGGCGTGAAAAAAGGCTTGGTGGTGCAGACACAATCAACCAATCCTCTCTGTGTGTCTTACCTAAACTATCCCCTTAAATAGAATAAGTAAGTATAAGAAGAAGTTGCCCCACACGCGCCACTTCGCCCTACACGATTCATATGTCTACACCAAGACCATTTATACCTGTGAAGTATCAAACAGGTACTTGGTCGTGTTGGATAGCAGCTAGGTCTTCGTTACTTGAAGATTCTCAATACTAAAATTTTCGCTTTCGCGCTTCACAGGACTGGGTTGACATGGTGGGTCATCGCCCAGATTTCAATTTTTGCCTAGCCTCGGAGTGCTTGTTCACTCGCTCGTCACTATCCTATTCAACTGGACTTGGACACGCAAACCATAGCCCTTTTTAACGGATTTATACAAATATTCGTTGAATTTTGATCACTTTACGACCATTGATCACTCTATTCTAGTCTAAAAGTACGAGTTTCGCAGTTTCGTTTTTGGAAAATTGTGTCTTTCTGTGTATAATATTGTGTAAGATTAATGCGCAGATGTAACCAAAAGGAAACGTAAGATGTCAAATTGCAAAAAGAAGAAATGTGGAAGCTGTGATTCAGAGCTAGTTTGCAAAAGCACGGCGGCCCTTAACGAAGAAATAAAGGAAGATCTGTCGAAGACCGATGGATCACTAAAGGAACTGATCGAAAATGACGACAGAACACAAAAAACTATCGACCCTTAGTTATGGAATTATCGTCGGAGATGCTGAACTAGGACAAGACATTGCCCTGCTAGGATTATCATCAGATTATCTTAGGCTAGCAAACAGTTACCACCTAGAACTTCCGCAGGTCTGCGAACTTCATAGGGTTATACCACTTGAATCTCTATTTTTTTACAATGTTGAACTCTTTGACAAAGAAAGATTCCCTAAAAGGAAGCTCCTCAAAGCAGAGATAGGCATTGGCTATACCTACAGAGATAAACACAAGAGGCTTAGACTAAAGAGAGTTCGCCCTATCAAGTACTATAGGGATACAGACGGCTGGAGTCAATCTTTACCGGAAAAATTTCTCAAGTTTCACACTCCAGAAACTGAAGAAAAGAAATATCCGATAATCACCTCTATCAACCCAACGGGTGATCAAAACCTCTTTCTTATACAAAACTCCGTAATCTGCTCTCTTGGAAACGGAACGCCAGAAATTGTGCCGCTAAGAAACAGCGAATTTCTTGGAATGATTGACGACGATGTAAGATCCGTGTCACTGCAAGACATCTTCTCTATAGAAAGAAATCAGGTTTCTCTAAACACAAACTCTTTTGACGTAACAGGGAAGAACTCTGAAGTTGTATCTAATTCCTTGAGGCTAAAAAGCCAGAGAAGTCGCCCTACAGACCCACAGCCCGGAACAATCATATACAACAACAGGAAAAAGGCGTTTGAAGGTTGGGACGGAACTTCTTGGAAAACATTGAAAATGGAGGACTAACAATGAAAATACCAAACGGAATGACAGAGGAGCAGGTCACAGAACAAATTCAGATAGTTTGCGACAGAATTGCCCCTCGCTATACCTTTCACGGTTATACAATACAAGATATGAAGCAGGAAGCCTTTATTATTTGCATGGAAGCCTTACATAGATACGATGAATCTCGCCCTCTGGAAAACTTCCTCAGTGTAAATCTCTCTAATCGTTTAAAAAATTTCGTTAGAGACAACCATTACATCGCTGGAGACAGCTCTTGTAGAGTCAAGATAAGTCAACCAGCCCAGCTAGAACACGCAAACTCGATTGTTGATAACGAAGGAAGCATGTCAACCACTTATGAAGAAATAGAATCAAGAGATATGGTCTATCTTATTAACAAATACCTTCCGGCAAACATGAGAATGGACTATTTAAAGATGATTAACGAAGTTTATATCACAAAACAAAAAAGAGATGATGTTATTGAGACAATTCTCGACATTTTAGAGGAACACGGTTACAATGAAGAAAGGTAGAATCTCAAAAGATGAAGAAAAATTCATTAGAGACAACCTGAATCTCGGTTTAAACCGAATAGCAACCGAGCTAGACCGAGATCCAGACAGCGTTCTCGGTTTCATCAAGAAAAAAGCTGCAAAAAATGAGTTAGAACGCCCTGCTTGGATGGATAAGCCAGAAGAACTAGAGCAAGCGCAGTATGATCTTATGTTTAGACCATACTTTGTAGAGTTGAAACAACAATTTACTGATGATGAGCTTAAATTATTCCAATACCACTGGGCAAGAATCATTTCACAGTTTAAAGATGATGTTATTCCCACAGAAGAATTACAAGTAGTAGACTTAATTAAACTAGAACTACTCATGAACCGCGCCCTCAAATGCAACAAAGATAACATCGAACAGATATCTGCCCTAGAAAGCCTCATACTGGCCGAAAGACAGCGTGATCCAGATCAGGTAGATAGAGACAACCTTTTTAATATGGAGCGTCAGGTGGCCTCCCTGAAGGCCTCACAAGAGTCTCTGAACAAAGACTACCGTGAGCTTCAGACAAAAAAGAACAGTATGCTTAAAGAGATGAAGGCAACAAGAGAGCAGCGTGTTAAAAGACTAGAAGATAGCAAGACAAATTTCTCTGGATGGATGACCTACCTTGTCACAAACCCAGAAGTAACAATGCAGTATGGATTAGAGATGGAGAAGATGCGACTTGCGATGCAGAAAGAGAGAGAGCGCCTAGCGGAGTTTCACAAATATACAGACGAGATGGTAGATCAACCTTTCTTAACACCAGACACGGTTAAAGATTAATGATTTCAGTTGCGACCCTAACATACAGAAGAGAGAGCATACTTGAAGAGGCTGTTCAATCTTTTTTATTACAAAATTGTCCAGACTGTGAAATGGTGATACTCAATGATCACGCAAACGTAGAGTATCGGTCCTCTTACGACAATGTTAGAGTCATAAATAGTAATCATAGATTTCCATCCATAGGGCAAAAACTAAAGTATTGCTTTAGCAATTGTAAACATAATTATATTTATCGACTAGATGATGACGATCTATTATGCGAGGGCGCAATCGAAAACTTAAAAGAAGCGATAACAAATAATCCCGGATACGATATTTATAGATCCAACAGAACTCATTATTTTCAAAATAATAACTATAAAGGTTTGTCTGATAGTATAAACAATGGAAACTGCTACACCAAAGATTATGTAGCAACAATAGAAGACTGGAACAGGTCGTGCGACGAAGATATTCACATAACATATAATCACAACGCTAAGATCTATAACTCTCCAAAACAGACAATGATCTATAGGTGGGGCATGGAAACCTACCACATTTCTGGGATTGGCGCTGGTAAGTCACATGATGAATATTTTGATATCGCTGATAGTGCCGGATCGAAGACCTCCGGTGACTACAAGTTAAAGCCACATTTTAAACAAGACTACTACAGGATGATAAAGGAACAACAATGAAAGCTATTATTTTTGGTATTACAGGACAAGACGGAAGTCACCTCGCAGACCTACTATTAGAAAAAGGCTATGAAGTTGTGGGTGTATGTAGGAGAGCCTCCACCAATAATAAGGAAAGAATAAAGCATATTCTTGATAATAAAAGTCTCAAGCTGGTGGAAGGCGACATTACTGATGCCTTTAGCGTATCACGCATACTAACTGAACACGAAGACGTAGATGAAATCTATAACCTTGCAGCACAATCACATGTAGCTGTGTCATTTAAGCAGCCAGCCTTGACTTGGGATATTACTGGAAAAGGCTGCTTAAACATCTTGCAGTGCATGGTCGATTTAAGAATGGGCAATACTAAATTCTACCAAGCAAGTTCCAGTGAGATGTTTGGTCGTAATTATGATACAGATAGAGATCAGAATAAATATCAGAATGAAGAAACAAAATTCATGCCGCAAAGCCCTTATGCTATTGCAAAATGCGCGGCTCATCATATTACAAGATTATTTAGAGAGGGGTACGGTCTTCACGCAAGCTCTGGAATCCTTTTTAATCATGAAGGACCACGAAGAGGTGAGACTTTTGTAACACGAAAGATTACAAAGTGGATTGGGGATTACATAAGATTCTACAATAAGGCTATACATCCAGAGAAAAGAGTCGCAGATTCATCCATATTCACCGCAGACGACGACTCGATTATAATTAATGGACATAAATTTCCAAAGCTGCGTTTAGGAAACCTTGAAGCATTTAGAGATTGGGGGTATGCAGGAGATTACGTGGAAGCGATGTGGATGATGCTGCAACAGGGTTGTCCTGATGACTATGTTATCTGCACCGGCAAGACCTATACGATTCGAGAGTTCTTAGACGTAGCGTTTTCACATATTGGAATCGAAGACTGGTCTAGCTATGTAGTGCAAGACTCAGAATTTTACAGACCAGCAGAAGTAGACTATTTGCGTGGCGATTGCTCTAAGGCTAATAATCAACTTGGCTGGACACCAAAGACTTCATTCGAGAATCTTGTAAAGATGATGGTGGAGCATGACACAAAGGGTTAACAGTGAAAATATTCAAGGTCAAAATGGACCTACTGTTAGTAATGAGTAGATTGGCAAAATTTAATTTAGGCGAATACAACAGTCCATATCCAACTATATTTGTAGAGGCAGAAGATCCAGACGAAGCATGTTATAGCGCTCTTTACAAACTAGTAGAAATTATATTAAAACAAGACGACTCTGAAAAGACATCGAACCTCGTAAAAGATATGGTGTACGATATTAGAGTTACAAAGGTGATTGTACCAAAATGAAAAGAAACTACGAAGACCCAGTATATGCGGAATGGCGGTTAGCTGTTTACAAGCGCGATAATTTTACCTGTCAAATGCCTAGATGTAAAAGAAAATCCAGCCTTCAGGCTCACCATATTAGAAAATGGTCTTCTGCTTCTATTCTTAGGTTTGATGTGCAAAACGGAATCACTCTATGCAGAAACTGTCACAAAGAGGTGAACGGTCACGAAGAACAGTACGAAGGGTTGTTTCTAGATATAATAAGGGGAAAAAATGGGTAAGTCAAGGCCATTCACAATCATTAAAGATACTAGAGAGCAAGAAGGTTACACTTTCGAGGCTAGTAGTTCTAGATATCATGTCTGCAAGGGTATGGTAACAAAAAAGCTAGACACTGGCGATTATAGCATAGAAGGCTTGGAGGACAAGCTGTGTATTGAGAGAAAAGCAAGTGTTGTAGAGTTTGCTAACAATATAGGCCACGACCAAGCTAGGTTCATGAGAGAAATAGAAAGGATGCAAGAAATACCCCATAGATATATGGTGTTCGAGTTTTCTTTATCAGATCTTATGAATTTTCCAGAGGGGTCAGGTATTCCAGAGAGTGACTGGGGAAAGCTAAAAGTTACAAACAGGTTTATGCTAAAAATGGTCATGGAGTTCCAGATGAATCATGGTATCCATGTGATGTTTTGTGACTCAAAGAAAAATGCGAAGTGGGCTGTTCTGAGTTTAATAAAAAGGGTCAATGAATTATATCAGTAGGAGACTATGATGAATTCTGAGTTAGTGGGTGATATACAGTCTTACGGAATTGATTATAATAATAGGGAGCTATACTTACACTCATATGTGGCAAACACTGATGAAGAGCCGGGTGTTGACTATAGAATGAGTACAACGTTCTACAAAAACATTAGAATGTTAGACACAATGTCAAACGCGCCAATACTTATACATATGCATAGCATCGGCGGGAACTGGAACGACGGCATGGCGATTTATGACGCAATATCCCTCTGTAAATCATATGTCACGATCATAGTTTATGGTCAAGCAGAATCAATGAGTAGTATTATACTACAAGCGGCAGACAAGAGGGTTATGACGCCAAATTCATATTTCATGTGTCATTTCGGTTCATCTGGGTATTCAGGCAATTACTTGGACGTTCAAAAGGGGGCTGCTTTTGAAAAAAAGATGACAGACGCTATGTTAAACATTTATACAGAGCAGTGCATAAAAGGCAAATACTTTAAAGAACATTACAGTGAGCCAGAATTTGAGAAAGTCAAGAACTACCTCAAAAGAAAGTTGAAAGATGGAGATTGGTTTATGGAAGCCAACGAATCTGTCTATTATGGTTTTGCGGACTGTGTTTTGGATACTAGAAAATGCAAGGATATAAATAGTTTAAAATGAGCGACTTAAAGAAGATCAACGAGGCTTGGCTTAATCTAGACATCCAAGACGACCAACTTTTCAATCCATTCTCGATAGTAAATTTTAGAGAAGATGATTTTCACTATAGGATGCTCTGGCTGATGACTAGGCCAGAGTATTTTTCTTTCCTATGTAAGCACATCTTCAACATAAATATATTACCATCTCAGGCTTTGTTTTTATGCGAGATGTGGAATAGAAGGTTCCCTATGCTTATCGCAAGCCGTGGTTTCGGTAAATCATTTATCTTGTCCCTATACTCTATGATTCGCGCCCTCATCCTACCAGAACGTAAAGTTGTTGTTGTAGGAGCTGCATTTCGACAGTCTAAAGTTTTGTTTGAGTATATGGAAACTATTTGGAATAACTCTCCCGTACTAAGGAGTATGTGTGATGCAAACAGTGGGCCAAGACGAGATGTTGATCGCTGCGTTATGCGTATCAACGGTTCTCGCGTCACTTGCCTCCCTCTTGGCGACGGACAAAAAATTAGAGGCCAGAGAGCTAACGATATTATTAGTGATGAATTTGCTTCTATTCCAAGGGATATCTTTGAAACTGTTGTTGCCGGTTTTGCTGCTGTTAGCTCTGATCCTATAGAAAACGTTAAAAGATTAGCGGCCAAAAAGAAAGCGCAGGAGCTTGGCATAATAACAGAAGAAGAATCGGATTCAATAATAGAGAAAAAAGACAATCAGATTATACTCAGCGGTACAGCTTATTACGACTTCAATCATTTTGCTGAATATTGGAAGAAATGGAAGTCTATTATTAAAAGCCAAGGAAAAAAAAGTAGATTAAGGGATATCTTTGGGGAAGACCCGCCAAAAGACTTTAACTGGAAAGACTATTCGATTATACGTATTCCTTACGAGCTTTTACCAGAGGGCTTTATGGACGCCTCACAGGTCGCCAGATCGAAAGCAACGGTTCATGCCGGAATATATCAGATGGAGTTTGGAGCTTGCTTTACGCGCGATTCTCAGGGCTTCTTCAAGCGTACACTAATCGAGGCTTGTGTCGCAAGCGATAAAGAACCAATTAAAGATAGCGATGGTAATGAAATTAATTTCCAAGCGCAGCTTCGCGGTGATCTTAAAAAGCAGTATATATTTGGAGTTGACCCTGCATCTGAGGTTGATAACTTTAGCATTGTGGTTATAGAAGTAAACAAAGATCATAGACGTATTGTTCACTGCTGGACAACAAATAGAGAACAGCACAAAGAAAAGGTTAAGAGCGGATACTCTTCAGAGTCTGATTTTTATGCCTACTGCGCTAGAAAGATTAGAGATCTTATGAAGATATTTCCGTGCATCCACATATCTATGGACGCTGGCGGTGGCGGTATTGCTGTAATGGAATCTTTACACGATCAAGACAAGATTAAAGATGGAGAAGTTGCTATATGGCCAACGATAGACGATAATAAACCTAAAGATACAGACGATCAAAAGGGCTTGCATATTCTTGAGATGTGTCAATTTTCTAAATACGACTGGTTAGCAGAGGCTAATCACGGTATGCGAAAAGATTTTGAGGATAAGGCGCTATTATTTCCAATGTTTGATTCTGTAAGCCTTGGTCTTTCAGAAATAGAAGACGAGCTAAAGGGAAGAACGTTCGATACTTTAGAGCAATGCGTAATGGAAATAGAAGATCTTAAAGATGAATTAGCTATGATTCAAATTACACAAACAACTACGGGTCGGGATAAATGGGATACGCCTGAAACCGTTATTGGAACAGGCAAGAAGGGTAAACTTAGAAAAGACCGCTACTCTGCATTACTGATGGCTAACATGGCTGCTAGAACGCTCGCTAGACTGCCAGAGGCCAGTGTTTACAATTTCTATGGCGGCTTTGCAACGGTTGAAAAAGTTGATAAAAAAGGCGACATGTATAGCGGTCCCAACTGGTTTACAGATTCCGTGAGTGATATTTACTAATTTTTGCTAGTTTCGTGTATACTATATTAGACATTCTAAATCCATTTGAATTCATTGTATAGGAATCAAAATGACAGAACACAAAGAATCGCTTATAACTTGGAACGATGCCGACGCTACCGGTAAGGCTAGAGCATTTGAAGAGTTCTCTTCGGCTCAAGAGGCTTACGAGGGCGTTTCTAAGGCTTATCATAGAGAATATTTGGATATTGAACCAAATAGATCCGTAAGACCTAGCTTCACTAGTCATGACTATTACGCTTTTAGGCCAGAGGAGCAGGTGCCAAGGAGATCCAAGCGCATCATAAAGATGTGTATGGACGCATACGACAAAGTCGGGATTGTTCGTAATGTTATTGATCTAATGGGCGATTTTGGAAGTCAAGGTATTAATATCGTACATGAAAACAAAAGTGTAGAAAAATTCTACCAGCAGTGGTTCAAGAAGTGTAATGGTAAAGAGCGATCTGAAAGATTCTTAAACAATCTCTATAGAACTGGTCAAGTTTTTGTATATAAGAGCTACGCCAACATTACGCCGGAAATAACTACTTATGTCAAGTCTTTAGCCAGAGATATTACTCTAGAAGTTCCAAATATTGATAAGAACATGGTTCCTTGGAGATATAACTTCTTGAATCCAATGAATATAGATTATAAGGATGGCGTAGTAAACCTTTTTCTTGGCGTAAAAAACTACGAACTTACCGCACAGACGTTTTTTGATAACTTTAAAGACGGTGGCGTTCCAAAGAAAATGATGGAGAGTCTACCTCCTAATGTAAAAAATGCTATACAGAGTGGTAAAAAGAAGATAGCGCTAGAAGAAGACAGACTAAGCGTATTCTATTACAAAAAAGACGATTGGCAGCAGTGGGCGCATCCTCTTACTTATGCCATTCTTGATGACATCATCATGCTAGAAAAGATGAGACTTGCAGACCTTTCGGCTCTTGATGGCGCTATCTCCAACATTAGACTATGGACTCTTGGCAGTCTTGACCATAAGATTCTCCCTAATAGAGCAGCTATCAACAAGCTTCGCAATATTTTAGCTAGCAATGTTGGTGGAGGAACTATGGAATTAGTTTGGGGTCCAGAGCTTACCTATACAGAATCCAATAGTCAAGTTTATAAATTTTTAGGTTCTGAGAAATATACGTCTGTTCTTAATAGTATCTATGCCGGTCTAGGTGTTCCCCCAACGCTGACCGGGTCCGTTGGTCAGAGTGGTGGATTTACCAACAACTTCATCTCACTAAAAACGCTTGTAGAAAGACTGCAATACGGTCGTGATCAACTTGCTAAGTTCTGGGAGGCTGAAATTGAATACATTAGAAAAGCTATGGGCTTTAGAAAGCCAGCCCATATTACATTTGACCAAATGAGCTTATCTGACGAGTCTGCTGAAAAGAACCTTCTGATTCAGCTTGCAGATAGGGATATTATATCTCATGAAACGATCCTTGAGAGATTTAAAGAAATTCCAAGCGTAGAGAAGATGAGGCTCAAAAGAGAGCAGAAAGATAGAATAAATCCAGATCTTCCAGATAAGGCTAGTCCTTTCCATAACGCCAATCACAAGCAAGACATGGAAAAAATTGACCGTCAGGGAGAACTCAACAAACAGGCTCAAGACTCTAAGCAGGAGCAACAAAAGCAAGCGCCGCAAAATCCTAACGGAAGACCTCCTCTTAAACAAGATGATGGTCCTAGAAAGAAAAGGGTTGATACTCCACGCTCTAAGCCGGGAGTCGCGGAACTTGTTTCTTGGACTAGTGAGGCGTTCGAGGTTGTGTCCGATACTCTTAATAAGGCGTATCTTGCTATTAACGAAAAGAAAAATCTTAGACAGCTAACAAAAGATCAAATATGTGACTTGGAGAATTTAAAAGTGCAAACGCTTGCATGTTTAGATGTTCTTAAAGATGTCGATGAGTCTACGGTGGCAGAGGCCATTAATAATGCTAAAAACACACCCATAGAATTAAAAAATATGCTAAAAACAAGTAAGGTTTCAGCGTCTGAACTCCCAATTAATTCTTACAAAAAGAGACTCATTGGGGTTTATGTTGAGTATTTACTCGGCCAGTTTTAAGCCTTTTTTGATTTTTTTCTTTTTTTTGTGTATAAACCACTGAGGTAAAAAATATGAGCATAAAAATATACCAAAAAGAAATCGAAGACGGTATTGGCGATCTCGTTAAGAGTACCGCTAGTGTTGCGTATTGTTCTGAAGCCACTGTCAAAAGGGGCGAGTTAGCGGTCGCTAAAGAAGTGATCTCTAATGTAGATGTTCTCGACAGAGTGGTTGCAGAAAACAAAGACCAAATAGACCTATACTATCTAGAGTCTGTATTGGTTTCTTGTGGTTGGAATAAAAATGATGATGTTTTCATGCCAGAGGCAACTTGGGCAGCAAGAAACACACCTGAAGACAAACAGTTTAATTTTATGCACGATGAAAATGACATCATCGGACATATTACTGGTAGCTATGTCTTAACAAAAGACGGAAAGGCTGTTGCTGATGATGCTGAAATGCCTGAAGATTTTGACATCATTACTCAAGCTGTCCTCTATAATAGTTGGACTAACGATGAAAATAGAGAAAGGATGCAACGAATCATTGCTGAGATTCAAAAAGGCAAATGGTTTGTTTCTATGGAGTGCCTTTTTGCCGGTTTTGACTATGCCCTTACTGGTGAAGACGGTGTTGGTAAAATTTTAGCAAGAAATGATGAATCGGCGTTTTTAACAAAACACTTGAGATCATACGGTGGAACCGGAGAATATGAAGGGTACAAAGTTGGTAGGGCGCTAAGAAATATATCGTTTTCTGGAAAAGGCTTGGTTGAAAAGCCAGCTAACTCTAGAAGTATAATTTTAAGTGGAAATACATCAGCAAACATAAAATTTGATTTAGAAGATTGTAACTCTAAACTTTCAATAGGAGATGTAAATATGTCAGATAACACGCTGTTAGAAAAGCAGTTGGCTGACGTTCAGACTCAGCTTGTAGAAGCTAAGGCTGAAAACGAAGCTATTAAGGCTAAAGTCGAAGAGGCTAAAGAAAAAGAATTCGCTTCCCAGATTGAGGCTTTTGAAACTGCCGCTGAAGAAAGCAAGGCGACCATTGATGAGCTTAATGAGCTTGTCAAGTCTACTCAGGCTCGCATTGCTGAACTCGAAGACGCTTTAACTCAGTCCAACGAGCAGCTTGCTCAGGCGAAAGAGCATGTGGACGAGATGAAGAAGAAAGAGAAGATGGAGAAGCGCAAGGCCGCTCTTGTCGAGGCTGGTTTTGAGCAAGAAGATGTAGAAGCAACTCTCGCTGCTTTTGACGCTCTTGAAGATGAAGCCTTTGATACTGTCGTTGCTATGTATGGCAAGAAAAAGGAAAAAAAGGCAGATGAAGCAGAAGCCGGTATGCCTCCTGAATTAAAGGAAGCTATCGAAAAGAAGAAGAAGGAGAAGGAAGCTAAGGCCGAAGAAGAGGCTGAAGCTGAAATTACTCCAGAGGCTTTTGAGGAAGTCGAAACGTCCGAGGCTGCTCTGGTAGAAGCTGACGAGTTCGATCCTGTTGAAGCAACAAGAGCTAGTGTTGCTGATTGGCTCACAAACCATGTACTTTCTAACAAATGAACAAGGAGAACTGAACTATGGCTCTTAAATTAGATAGATATGAAGAATCTACTGACATCAGCTTTTTCTACAACGAAGGCACTGCCACTCGTGGTGGAGTTGTTGTTTTAGATGCAGCTGCTGTTGCTGGCGCTTCTGGCGCAGCATTGGATCAGGGCGAAAACTTGGTTAAGTATGCAGCCGCGACCGCCACAAGCGTTCCGGTTGGTATTTTGCTGAATGATGTTGTTAATAAGGACTTAACCAGAACTCACCTTAACCAGTTTAAGGATGAAGTTCAGAAGGGCGGTAAGGTTACTGTCTTGACGCGCGGTTGGGTTGTTACCAGCAATGTTGAAGGTAGTCCAAAGGCCGGTGATTTGGCTTTTGCTTCTTCGACTTCGGCTGGAAGTATTTGTAACGGAACAACTTTTGCTGCTCAGTCTGGTGAGCTTGCTATTGGACGTTTTATGTCCAGCAAGGACGCCGATGGATATGCAAAGGTTTATGTCAACCTTCCTAACACCTACGGCTCTTGATACGCCCTAACTTAAAGGAGATTAAATAATGCAAACTGAAAGACCAAGTGATGAATTCATCTCGCTGCTCAGAAAATCTGGCGACAGCGATCAGAACGTTGCTTATGCAGCACAGCGAGAATTCGCTAAAGCTTTAGAACTTCCTTTGCGTAAGGGTGTTCTTGTTGGTAATATTCTCGGAGATATCTTCGAGACTATCAATGTCGAGCCGGGAGCTTCCACAGAGTATCCTCTCGACTTAATTTCTCCGGGACTTGAGGGTGAGCATATCGCTTACACTAATCCCGGTCACGGTCGTGTTCCAGAGCGAGCGGTCGAAAGCGATTACGTCACAATTCCTACTTACAGCATCACAAGCTCGATTGACTTCTTGCTTCGTTATGCTCGTGAGGCTCGTTGGGATATTGTGGCTCGTGCTATGCAGGCTCTCGAAGCTGGTTTCACCAAGAAGATGAACGACGATGGCTGGCACACCATTTTGGCTGCTGGTGTTGATCGTAACATCTTGGTGTACGATGGTGATGCAACCGCTGGCCTGTTCAGCAAGAGACTCGTCTCTCTGATGCAGACCACTATGCGTCGTAACGCTGGTGGTAACACAGGTTCTGCAAATCGTGGACGCTTGACAGACCTTTACGTTTCGCCAGAAGCTCTGGAAGATGTGCGCAACTGGGGTCTTGATCAGGTTGACGAGGTTACTCGTCGTGAAATCTACACCGCAAGCGAAGGTGGCGCTCCCATCACTCGCGTCTTTGGTGTTAACCTCCGCGATCTTGACGAGCTTGGAGAGGGTCAGGAGTACCAGACCTTCTTCACTGACGGGCTTGGCGGTAGTGTTCAGGCTGCTGACCTTGAATTGGTCGTTGGGCTTGATCAGGGTGCCAATGACAGCTTCATCATGCCAATGAAGCAGCAGATGCAAGTCTTTGAAGATCCTGCGCTTCACAGACAGCAGCGTGCTGGCTACTATGGCTGGGCTGAACTTGGCTTCGCAGTCTTGGATAATCGAAGAATTATCTTAGGCTCGTTCTAATCGCCCTTGACAGTCTGAATAATGAAGAGTCATTCCTGATAATATTGGGAATGGCTCTTTTTTTGTGTATAATAAGGTGTGATCACAGTCTCATTAAAGGACTTTTAGGAGGTAAAAATACATGGCTTCTTTATCTGACTATTTAGAATCAGGTTTACTTCACCACCTTTTTAGGGGTGAAACATTCTCAAAACCATTAAATATCGCCGTAGCACTCTGCTCTGGTGTACCAGTTGAATCCTGTGACGGTAACGCTCAATATCTTGGCGGCACTCTGCCAGAGATTCCGTCTGGAGACGCTAATAACAACGACACCGGCTATAGAAGAATTAATCTTGGAAATCCAGCAGACCTTGGAAACGCAAAGTGGAATTATACTCTAGAAGACCATTCTGCTGGTAGCGGGTTGATTAAAAACTCTTCCTCGCTTTTATTTGACGAGGGCGATGGTAGTGCCGCTCTTGTTGATTGGGGCTGGGTGTCTGGTATTGCCATAGTGGACTCTGGAGAATATGGCACTGGAAACCTCCTTATGTACGCTGCTTTAGAAAATCCGAGGGTTATTTATACTGGTGACACTGTGAAGTTTGATACTTCAGCACTCCAAATAAAATTTAACTAAGTATAGGCGTTACCATGATATTATCAAAATCTGATTATTTTGAGAGGATAAATCATCTCCTCCAAGACAATTCTACACAGCTTATTTCTCCGCAGGATCTTAGAATCTCATTAAGAGATTTAGTTGATTCTGTTCATCTTTTTACAGATGGCAACGAAATAGTAAGTTCTAATTTTGCTACGCCAGATACAAGATCGACTATTGCTGGCGAGCTTGCTTTAGGTAAGCTAAAGTTTGCCGGAAGAACAAGTGTAGACAATTCAGCTTTTGGTTATTATGCTATAGGCGCTAATTATGATGGCGAGAAAAATACAGGGGTTGGCTCTCACTCCCTTGGTTGTAATTTAAGAGGTGACTACAATACAGCTGTTGGTTTTAACTCTATAGCTGGAAATACTACTGGTTCTGGCAACACAGCTATTGGTTCTCTTTCTCTACAGTCGCTCAGGACGGGTTCTTTTAACATAGCCATTGGTCACGGAGCAGGAAGCCACATACCAACTGACCATAGTTATAAGTTCTATTTAGGTGTTGACCCCATAGACTCTGATTACACATGCCCAGATTTATCAGAGGTTTCTGGTGCAGTACCACTCCTATATGGAGATATGCTTAATAGAAAACTAGCTGTAGGTACTAGGAGTCTTCACGATTACGGCGCGCTTCAGGTTTCAGGCGATATTGCTCCGTCAGATAATGACTCCTTCAATCTAGGTAACTCTAATTATTCTTGGGGGTCTATTAACGAAAAGGTTTACTTTAGCGGTGGCTATGTTGGTATTGGAACTTCTACACCGTCTGGCGATGCAGGGCTTGTTACAGTAAATGGAAGTATCGTACCATCGAGAGATGGCTCTTATAGCCTCGGTTATCATAACGGCTCTGACAGACTCCTCTGGGACGGTTATTTTAACGACGTAGTTGTTAGCGGTAGGTTTCACTGTAATGATATTAATATAACCGAAGTAAATGTCTGCTCTTACGATTGTAAGACCCTGCACTTGGCCAGTAGCGGTCTTTGCGGCGATGATATCTTTGGCGATGCATTTTGCGGGTTCTTAACAGACGAGGGTGTTGACGGCGCTGGTTTTGAAGTCCACTCTACCGGCAATGATTATAGGCGAGATTATAAATTCTTATTCAGAAACGCGAACCCAAGCTTGACATGTCTTGACCACGACACACACTTTTCAAGATCCAGATGGCAATCAAATATTAGTATCGAGGTTCCAGAGGGTAGTCATTTTCAAGGCAATAGACTTATCGGTAAAGACCGTGTTGGCATTGTTCAGCAAAGCGGCTGCTACGGTTTATTTATTAACGCTTACGAGCTAGAGCCGTCTGGAAATACAAGAGTTTTTCTTGGCTCTGAAGATCATAAAGGCGCATACGAAACAGTTAGGGATGTCAACTTTATATCTAATTCTGGCGGTTTAGATTATGCAGTCATGTACGGTACTGTTGATTCTGGTGTAAAAATAACGCAACAATTTGCTTCTAGGATTAGAACGCCTTCAGGTAAACGTGGTTTTAGTATTGTTTATCATGATGAAAGTGATACATAAAGAGGAACATAATGAAAGATAGATTATCAATCCATATAGACAACGGTCAATCGGAGGTTTTTGAGGCGGTTACGGTACTCAGAAACGGCGGAACCGTGTTGCAGTCTGGACTTGTTGGTATCACAAACATAACCCACGATACTGCCACTCCACCGATTACGCCTTCAACTATTCTAAATATTCAAACATCTGAAGACGCCTCTATAAGATCAACCGCTCGTAGCGCTGGGGCAAAAAGTAAGATAGAACTACTTTCTGGTTCCAACACTCCCTCTAGCGGAGTTTCAATATCATTCACAAAGCTATCTGAAAACAGCGGCGTTTTTGATGTTTCTAAGTTTGACGATTATGGAAATGAGACGAGTTTTATTGTTCATCAAAGCGGAACATTAGCGGTTGGAAAAATACGCACAAATACACAAGGCGTTGTTAATGACGCTTCAGTTATTGATGGAAACTCTGTGTTATTAGTGTCTAATACAGGTAGTCCTTCAAATAGTGGTACTATCGCAATAAGATCACAAACACAAAAAGCTTCACCGCTCTCTAACTTTGGTAAAACATATGTTAAGCCATATGAGTTTAATACACAGGTCGGCCAGACGGACAATCAACAGTTTCACGCTCTATATTTTATAGACGGTTACGGTAATGAATACAACGCAACACCAAATATATGTGACAGCACTGCTGGCATTGTCTATGGTGGAGACGTTGGAAGCACTTTCGCAGGATGGTACACCCCAACGAATAGAACAAGCTGGAATTTTATAAACAGTTTTGCAGACAGCTTTTTTGGTCACGGTATTGATGTTAGACTCAATCTTGGAACTACTAGATTCAACAGTATTTTTGGCTATCAAGCAGGAAGTGGCACATCTAGACCGGTAAGCAACACAGTCTTTGGTGCAAGCTCTTTTAATCACCTAGAGGCGAGTACCGGTAATATAATTCTTGGTTTTAACTCTCTTACCAGAAGTATAAAAGAAGAGTATACGCCGTCTGTAGTAGAAACTGTTAATAACACAATCCTGATAGGAAATAATCTTTTTGTAGATGAGTTTCCCGATGATTACTCTTTTGCTTTAGGTCATGACGTTCCACTGGTAACAGGTCTGTTGCGCGGTTCTAATCGCAAGTTTGCTCTTAGAGCTTCAGACACAGAAGATACAAGACTTACAATCGAAAAAGACGTATATGACTTTAATTTTGGTTTAGAATACGAGGACGGCAGATTCTTAGGAACCTTTGGAAGTCAAGATAAATCATCGACCGCGCAGGCAAGATCAAAACTCTCTATGAGGTTTAAAAACGCAAACGGTCACAGCCAAACACTTGTTGACTACGACCCCTCTGGAGTTTCTCCAAACAACTCACCGACTTGGTCTTATCCTACATTTAAGACTCCAACAGTTTCAATTAGTGGAGATTTAAGAGTTCTTGGAGCGATTAGATTTTCTGATGGAACAGATCTTAGTGATGTTGCTTCGTTTAAAACCAATTTCGGCTCTGCTACATCCGGTATAAAAAGATTTACCGTCAATGGTGATTACTATTTTGGACTAAATTATAACTATGTACCATTAATTTCATCATTAGCAAACCCTCTCAACACCTCTCAGGCTTATTTGGCTGTTGATGCCCCACAAGGTCTTGGTAAAATCAGCATAAGCGCGCTTTCTGCCTACGTATCAAGCGGTACAGCTAGGTTTGGAGACAACTGTAATGCCATGTTTACTAACGTGGATAATGTTTCGTTTATTAACCAGACTAAGAACTACAGCTCTGTCTTCATTGGTTGCGATGTGGCCGCAAGCGCTACCGGCTGGAAAAACAGTGTCTTTATTGGTACAGAGGCAGGAAAAGGCTCAACAATACCAAACGGCAGTCTAGCAACAGATACAGCTTGTCTGTTTTTAGGCTATAGGTCTGGCTATGAGTCTGCCAACACCAGAGACGCAATATTTATTGGTAATTCTGCTGGTAAGAACGCTGACGGCTCACAGAAGTCTATCTTCATAGGTCAAAATGCTGGAGAAAATAGTACTAACCCCAACTCGATTGGTATAGGCGCCCATGCGCTTGGAGGTACTATTGCTGGTAATGAAGGTGGCTCCAAGAATATAGAAATTGTAGCTGGCCTTGACGATAACCAAAGACTGCTTTATGGTAGCGGCAACCTAAGCAACAGAATTAATATCCAAAACACCATAGCTGGAAATACAGAGTCAAGACAGCTTTCTATAGGACATGTAACATTAAGCCCAGAGTCTCCACTTGATGTTGTTAGAAGCACTGTTGACTTTGGTACACACGCTGGTCATACCGGCGCTAATATCCAAAAATGGAATAACCAGTCTTCTTGGACATCGTTTCAGGTTTCTGGTGTTGCTAGGGTTGATGAAAGTGGCTCATTTATAAAAAGAACAATAGGTAACAATTATAGCGGAGAAACTGGAGCTTGCGACTCATGGTTTGGAACACACGAAGGCTTCATGGATGACTATATTTACGCCCCAACGTCTTACACATCTCCGACAAGTGGCTGGATGACGACTAGGACGTATGAAAATGGCTTTGGTACAGACAGAAAAATTCTTGTTGTCAATAGAGATAATAGGCTAAATATTCATGGACCCGGAGCTACTGGTGGTACAGCTTTTGTTGTCACAATGATGGTTAATGGCGAACACAGGCCAATATTTGTCAGTTGTTCTGGAATTTAGGGGTAGTAAATGACTCAATGCTGTCAGTGTGATGGTCTAGTGACACCTCCTCCACCGCCAGATCAGGGCGCGTGCTGTTACGATTCTAATTTCGATCCACTCACGGGCGCTGTTACTGAAAGAAGCTGTACAGATGATCTGTGGTTAAATGATTGTGAACAACTTCCAAATGGGGTGTTTTTTCCTAATGTTGCGTGTGTCGGGGTAGACTGTAATCCGACCACCACCACTACTACTACTACTACCACAACAACCACGACAACCACAACCACTTCAGATCCGTGCGATTGCCCATACCAAAACTGTGGATGTCCTGACAGCCCCTCGGTTCTCTGTGGTATTGGGTGGGTTTTTGACTGTAACGTATGTGGCTGTGTCCCAGACCCAGACCCGCCAGACCCGCCAAATGAACCCGGATGTTGCTATGACGGTAATTGTATACAAGTTGAAGCCAGTTTGTGCGAGGCTCTTGGCGGCAC